CTTAATAAAATTGTGCCAAGCTCCCAAGTAGGCAACAGCATCTAGTAGGTTATCATCTTTAAAGTTGTAACTTTGTCGGCTTAGCTTAAGAGCAACTAAAGCAATATACATATCGTGAGCTGTAATATTTTTACCTGACATACCCGCAGCAATTTTAGCCGCCCTTTTCATCCCTTCGCTGAAGGGACCGTACTCTCTTTCTTTCTCTTCGGAACGTTGATTTACTATCCGGTTAGCCTTTTCTAAAATGTTGTTTTCATTATCCACGATCAACGAAAATCCTATTCATACAGTTGCTAACATAATCATAAATCAGAGACTTTTCAGTATCAGAAACCGGAAAAGCAAAATTTTCTTGTATCTTTTCCCAAGTTAACCCATCACTTAATTTAAAAGTTTTTCTATTTTTGTCAATAGATAATTCATCAGTTTTTGAAATTTTTTCAATCATTGGAAAATGGTGGTCGTAAACGTGCAGACTACCGGCGTGGTGGAAGTAACTCCCCAAACTCAAATTCATGCCAGATAAATTAAGCTCATTGAGCATCACTTGCTGAAACAAGCTAAAAGTAAAGACATCGTTGCACAGACCAAAAACTAGATCGTTTGAACGCATATTAACGCCCAGGTGCAACTTTTGATCTCTGATAAAAAACTGAACATAGTGTGTGCACGGATAATCTTTCTTGTTTTTATGCTTGTGATGAATCTGGTTGATTACTGCGGTGGCACGTCTAGAATCTGGGTCGCTAAGCAACTCTTCTTTGATCCAACCCCACTGTGGTTTCAGGTAGACGCCATAATTTGACTCAACGTTACCAGCATCGTCAGAAATGATGTTCCATATTTTAGCTAACTTTCCGATATTTTTAGAAGAGCTTTCCGCTGAAAGGTACCACAGCCACTCGGCGACACCGTACCTTGAGTTAAATTTTCTAGCTGGTATTGTCACATTAATATTAGTTGGATCTGTTAGTTCAAAACTTTGGAATATCTGCTCTTTTTGCAAAGATCCCCGGGCGTTAACAATCGGAGAATCTACTAAAACTCTTGAATAAAAAGAGAGTATATCGTTTAGCGATTCAAACTTATTTTTTTCCATACAAAAATTATACCTCGAAAATCTTGATTTTTCTCCAATTAGTTGAAAAACCAAAATCAGACTTATCTAATTCAACAACGCACAGGGAATAATCTGGAAGGACAGCATCGTAACCGGTGCCCCAACAGAATATCCGGTGCTTCTCACCGTTAGAGCCGATAGCCTCAATCAAAAAATAAGGCTTTCCGTTTTTAGTCTTCTTCTTGTTCGCTTTGATAGCAACCAACCAGTGCAAGTTTTTCTCAGACCACTCTTCTATCGGAAGTATTGATAACTCATCAAACTTATTTAGCAACTTTTCGGGAATCAAATTACACACGTTAATAGTTCCCAGCAGAGATTGTTCGAACTCCATGTTTTCTTTGATCGACCAGTCAGTATCACTGCAATAATCTAAGCACAATTCTTTTAAATTATCCATGCCCTGGTGGGGATTCTTCTTTGTCCGCTTTCTTAAAAGAGGCCAGTTCTCGCTAGCAACATCGTGGAAATGTTTGTAAGAACCAAAGTAATCCTGCCAGTCTAAAGAATCTAACGCTCTGATCTTAAGAAGCGATTCAAGCGTTCGTTTATTGAGCTTCGAATGTTTCCACTGGCCCTCTTCTGTCCAAAACAAGTTATCCACGTTAGAGTACGGTCGTTTTGCCAAAATCTCATCGATAGCGGCTGTGCCTATTCCCTTGCAAGAAAGGAAAGATGGCATCAGCGTTTTATCGCCAACCGTGGCCCAGTGGTGATCAGCTTTGTTGATATCAATCTTTGTGATCTTGTACCCCATTTTCTTTGTTTCGCTAAGGGCTTTTGAAAGCTTGTTGGGATTAGAAGAAACAGCTTCTAAGTAAGAAGTGATCCACTCTTCCTCGTAGTATGTCATTAACCACGCGCAATAATAAGAATTGATCGCGTATGAAACAGCATGAGACTTATTAAAACCGTAACCGGCAAAATACAAGATCTTCTCATAAAGATCTTCGGCAGTGTGCTTATCTATACCGTTAGCAATAGAACCTGAAATGAATTTTTCTTTCAGTGCCCGGGCTTTATCAATATTCTCATTCCCTGACCCAACCGGCTTCATCATCTTTCTCATTGCATTGCATTCTTCTTTTGGGATCCCAGCAACAATGTGACAGAGGTTCATGACTTGCTCTTGAAAAATGATACAGCCGTACGTCTCTTTGAGACATTGTTCAATAAGCGGATGACCGTAAACAACCGAGCTTGGGTCTTTCTTTGCTTGAATGTACAGCTTATCAACCTTCGCGCTGAGAGGCCCAGGACGATAGATAGAAGTCAAAGTAGCAATATCAATAACTGATTCCGGTTTGGCCCGCTTAAAAAGAGCTTGAGCGCCTCGTTGCGTACACTGAAATATGGCTGCCCACTTACCGGCGTGGTACACGTTCTTATATACTTTCTGATCATCAAAATTTATCTGGCTTGGTGCCATATTATCATCAAACCAAGCTTTCACATCTCCGAACGTTGGTTCTTCAATGCCCCCTTTCCTTAGAATAAGGTTGATAGTCTGCTCAATGATCCTCAAAGTCTCTAAACCAAGAAGATCGAATTTAACCCAACCGAACTCTTCGAGATGCTTGTAATTCATTCCCTCAACCCAGGGAGTCTGCGGTTCACCACGAGCAAGAATCAGAGGCATGCGCTCAGCAATTCTTTCGGAAATTATGACACCGCCAGCGTGGCGTCCCAACGCTTTGTTTTGCTTAAACAAAACTTTTAAGGGCTTAAATATCTCCGGATGCTTCTCAAGATAATTCCTCAAGGACTCTGAATATTTTATTGCTTCATCAATATTAATATCGAAAGAGTCTTCTGAATCCACGTCTTTTTTGCGGCCACGTTTGACATCAACTTCAAGAGGAGCTAAAGCTTTGTTTGCTTCTTCGAAGGGAACACGATAAAACCTCGAAACATCTTTAACGAGAGATTTCAGCTTAAACGTATTGTAATTAGAGATTGGGATAACATTAAATTCTCCGAAGCTCTCTCGAAGAAGAGTTATCAGCTCATCACGATCAGCAACATCAGAATCGATGTCTGGCATTTCATTACGCTCTGGAGATAGAAACCTCTCAAAGAGCAAACCGTACTTAATGGGATCGACATCAGTAATGTTGAGAACATAATTAACCAAACTACCCGCGCCAGAACCACGTCCTGGCCCGATGAGCATCTTATCGCGAGCAATATCAAGAATCGCTTTCATGGTCAAAAAATATTCTGAAAAGTTTTTGTCTTTGATAACCCTCAATTCTTCGACTAATCGATTGATATAAGCTTCATCCTCATGTAACCCACGAGAGATCAAGCCCTCTTTGCACATTTTCAAAAGCGTTTGACTAGCGGTAGTTCCCTTCGGGGTAATATAAGATGGAAACTTCATAGAACGATCAGGATGGATGTCACCTATTCCCTCATGAACAATATCATGAGTCCTAGAGATAGCATCGTGGATCAACTGATCATCGTAAAATTCCATGCCCTCAGTCGTCTCAAAATAAGAATCCCAGACCTGACCTGCGTTCTTCGGGTAAAGCTCACAAGCCAAATCTTCCCTTGACTTTGGTAAAGAGTCCGGATCAAAATCTTTGAAATTAAGCCAACCCAACTTCTTATATATTTCACGTTCACGCCAGTGTTCGGGTCGAGAGTAGTGAGAGTCAGTTGTCACCACTAACTGCTCTTGCAACCCTTGGTCTTTTGCAAATTGTATGATAGCTCTATTGACTAAATGTTGAGCTGGAAGCTTATTAAACTGTATCTCAAGCATGACATTCTTTATACCGACTGCATCAGCTAAAGCATCGTAAGAATTAGAGATGCCAGTTTGGATCTTCTGCATCAACAATGGATCTTCTAATAAAAGCTGGTTTAAATCATTGAATTCAGTCGTCTGTAAGTGTTTAAATACCTCGTAGCACAAAGGTCCACCGAGACATGCTGTTGAGATCATCAAGTGGTCTCCCTTGGCAGCTTCTTTTATCATCTTGTAGTCAACGCGAGGAAATCTATAGAATCCCTCAAGGTAGCCCTGAGAAACTAGACCAAACAACCTCTCTAAGCCGACAGAAGTCTTTGGCAAGACGACTAAGTGGTGCCTACGTTTGATGGGATCGTAAAACTTTGCTGACTTAGATTCTTCTTCATTTTCTATGGTGAGGCTGCCCTCATCAGTCGAGAGATCGACGGTTTCATCATCACCATCAACTTTCGCAAACAGCGGGGTCCTAATACTCTCTCTCTGCTCTCTTAAAACCGCAACTGCTTCACGGTCACCGCGCTTTGCCGCTTTGGCCATCTCATAATCAAGCTTCCATATATCAAGATCGGGGTGGACATACATTTCACTCCCTGCGACAAACTTGAAATCAACACCTCTCTTACGAATCTTTTCAGAGTGTAAGTACGCATGGGCAAAAGAGTTCATGTGACCGTGATTTGTCAAGCACCACGCATCCATCTCGTTCTCAAGAACAAAATCGATATGCTCTTGCGGATATCCCAATCCATCGAAAGTACTAAAACCATCGTGTGAATGCAGGGATACAAACTTGCTAGGACTTTTTATAGGCATTATTTTCCTTGATTTTTATTTGTATGTATATTATATCAAATCAGCGAAGTTATTTCACGAAGAATGGATCTTTTCTAAAATATCTTCGATCTTTGATTCTTCTACTTCGTTAATACCGTAATGCGGAAGAATAGATAAAACTAGTCTTTTTCTAATCTGTAAATTTCCATAAGACTCACCCCACACCCATGGTAAAGAGTGTTCGATACCCTTTAAGCAGTTACGAATATTTTCTTGACGGTGAAGATTTATTTCTAATTCTATCTCTGGATCTAACTCGCAGTTAACGTTAACTTCAGAGCATATTTGCAAAAACAGATCATAATCTTTCTCTTCTATCGCTGCGTTAGCTCTAGAGTAAACATCAATCAAATGCTGAGCGTTAAGATCGTTAGTCACTTTATCCGGATGCGTTTTTAATGCTAGCTTTCGAAATGCTTTTTTAACCCAATCGGGCGATTGCGAAGAATCGGCTTCTTGGATATCTTCATCTTTTTCTTGAGTTTTACCCGAAGCTTCAAACACTTCTTTTTGCAAATCGTTTTCTATTTTTTCTTCTTTAGTAGCCCTGTCGAAGAGCTTTAAGATGGCAGTGATATCAGTAGTCCATTCTAAAGAATACTCTGACAGCAAAGAATTACATTCTTTTTCATACGCTATCAAAGCAGCAAGATCAGCTTTTGCTTTTCTTAACTCTCTTAAAACTTTTCTGTTAGTTCTTTTGCTTTTTGACACAGCATAAATATCGAATGCCGCGATTATTCTTCGGTGACTAGTTCTTCGGTGGGTACTGCTGCTAACATTTTTTCGATATTATCGTTCAAGGATTTTACAAAATCTGGATGCGGATTCAGCACATCACCCGATACTTCAAGCCTAATCATCCTTAAGTTATCAACAACATCAGTTCCAGTCAGTATCGCAATCTGAACTAGCCTAGCGATATTAGCAATCACATCATCGCTTAATTTTAAACTTTCCATAATTCTACCTCTGTACGTTTGGTACCCAGTGGGTGGTCCTACCATCCGGGGTTTTTTCTTTTTTGACTTCGTTTCCGTCAAGATCTACTTTTTGATTATAAACCATAAACCTCGAACTGTAATCTCCAGTTTCGCCAAAAAAATCCTTGTAAGATTTAACAGTTGCTCCACCCGAGACAAACGATTCTTTCATGACGGTTTGAACCGCTTTGTTCAGAACGGATAAGTCAGAATCTGATAATTCTTCAACTTTCCGGTGGGGGCTTATCCGCGCTAGCCAAAGAGCTTCAGATTTAATGTAATTTCCGACACCAGCAACCACTGATTGATCCATTAAGACTTTTGTGATATTAGAGCTGTTCTTTTTCCTCAACTGAGAAATGAATTTCTTGTTCTCTACATTCTGGGCCAATAAATCAGGACCCAAAGATTCAAGTTTCGAAGCTAAAAGTTGAGGTTCTCGACAGTATTGCAAAGTTCCAAAATTTCTAATATCGTTAAAGTAAACTTTCTTGCCACTGCCAAATGTCATCGCAATCCTAGTGTGGCTTGTTTCATTCTTCTGCCAACTACCGGCCATGCCTAATGTTGACCAAAGACTCATCTTTTTATCGAAAATTAAATAAATAAATTTTCCATGAACTCCGACACCTAAAACCTTGATAGGCAAATCTTCTAGCAAATGCTGAAGACCTTTCATTTCTTTCTTAGTGTACCTGCCAGATTTTACTTCAAATTCAGTAAGAGTTTCACCACCAACGTGATCACCCAACGCTAAAGCAAATCTTCTGCACTCCGGACCCTCAGGCATACGCGTTATTGTCCCAATCTTTAGTTAAAAAATCATGGTAAAAAACTAGAGCGTGATCTTTTGGTTCTACTTCGCGCCAATCACCCTTACAAAATATCCTCCAAGTGTCATCAGCATACTTTCCACACCCGTACAAATCTTTTGCTGTCTTCCATTCTTTACCCAAAAACTGCAATGAGAATTTTTTTAAGATCATGATTCTTCGATTAACCAAGCCCAGTGGCTTTAAAATATCTACCAAAGATGATTCCGAGGCTTCGATGATAGATCTTGGATCCGGATACCTTTTAAAGAAATCAGCTATCATTGGTTCTACTTGTTTTCTAGAAGTCTGGTTCAGCAACAAACAAACAACTAGTATCTTCCACTCATTAGGCCAGAAACGTTCTTGTAGAAGATCGTAGGGAGATTTCGGTGGGATCCATTTATTCATAATTGAATCTTATCAAAATTTACAAAAATTTACAGCAATAATTACTTGACAAAATTCATAGCCCAAGCAAAAAATGCCATGCTAAACTGAACGACTGCAAATACTGTGATTGCTTTGGTTTTAAAAAGCTTAAGTTGATCCACTTCTTTAACGAGATCCTGAAGTTGAGATGGTGAAGTAACTTCGTCTATTTTTTCTTTCCACGCACGCAATTCAATAACCCTGTCTTCGCGGTCTCGCATCAGAGCAATATCTTGCTTAATACCCTGCATCTCTTCTTTTAAAGAATCAATACCAGTCGATAATGTTTCTAATTCTTTTAAAACCAGCTTCGAGTATTCGCCCCAGCCGTTTCCTGTATCAGACATTAGGTGCTGTATCTCCGTTCATGAATATTTTGATCTTATCCTGCAAGCATCGTAGTCTTTTTAAGACCAGCTTATTATCATCGCAGTTGGGTTTAAAACCTTTTAAACATTCATCAAACTCAGTAAGCAACTCGGTTAGATTAATATTCCGCTTTTTATTTGCGGAGTTTTTTGCAATCTTCTGTCTTAAAGATTCTAAATGATCGTATTTTCCCATGAATTTAAATATAAGAAAACTTGAGTTAATATCTCAGTTTATTAGCAAACTATTCAAGCTCAATTTCAACGTTAATAGCAACCGTTATCTTCGGTACCCTTAGCTGGTTCGCTAAGCCATATTTCTTTGCTTCGTTAGCGTCTAAGAACCAGTCGGCGTGCTTTTTTTTATCTACTATTTTCATAAAATAATCGTCTTTTTTGCCGCAATTTCTTGCCATCATCGTGTAAACAATGCTGTTTAACCGATCTGTTTCTTTCGTGTTAGCCTTTAGCTCTTCGACTTTACCAAACTCCATAGATGAGACATCATGAATCATTATCGTGGCATTGGGATCCATGAATCGCAAACCCTCTTCACCAAAAGAAAAAAGGATAGCACCGCAACTCATCGCTTTTCCCTCGATGATTGTAGCAACAGGGAGCTCTGCATGCTTTATTGCGGAAATCATCGACATGAGAGAATAAACTTGGCCACCGTAAGAATCGATTACGACTGGTATTATTTTTTGGCCGGTGTTATGCGCTCGAGCAACTTCTTGATCAAACTTTTTAGCTGCATCTTCATCAAACTTGTTAACCCTGACGATTACTGGGTTGTGTCGCATCTCAACTTCTTTGATGAGGTGAGATACACTAGTTGTCCACTTCAAATCTTTCTCCTTAAGAACATTTACTGTAACCACAAGAAGTACAAGCTACGCAGCCTTCTTGATACTTGAGAGAATCTTCAACGCTACACTCGGGACAGATCCTGTTACCTCCCGGTATCGTTCCATCGTTGATGTATTTCTTCAAAACTCTTGAGATAACCCGAGCAAACGAAAACAGATCAGCATCTCTATCTTTTAACAATTGCTCCACAATATAGTTTATCGGTGCACCATGCCGAAGTGTTAAAGACAGTATTCTCGTAAAACCAGCGTGATCTGGGTTATCAAAAACTTTCACGATATCTTTTACTACGATCTCGCTACCGTTATCACCAAAATGCAAATCATATTTGGAAGGCATGGTTTTACGATCTCTTTTTGTAATTCTACCCGTTTCGTATGTTGGCGGGATCTCGATGTACTCAGATTTACCGCCCAAGACTTCATAGGGTTTTCCGCCCATCAAACCGATGAGTATCGTCCAAGCTTCTCCCTTGACATGTGTCCTGTGAATATCGCATTTAAGCGTTTCGGGACGTTTTGGAGCATTAACGATTGCTATCGAATTAACAGTGTTAGCTTTTTCCCTATTGACTAAAACACCAGAACGGCAGCCGTCCCTGTATACTGTGACTCCCTTTAAGCCGCTTTTCCAGCCTCGCCAATAAACCTTTTTTACATCATCAACAGAGGCTGTGTTGGGTAAATTTATTGTTTTACTGATAGCGTGACAAACCCACTTTTGAGCCGCGGCTTGAACATCAACAGCCGATTCCCAAACGATCTCGTTAGCTGTCGCGTTAGCGTAAGGGCTTTCGGAAATTTCCGTCTTACCAGTCTTATCCATCCATTTTTGAAACCCGTGATGATAAACATCAAACTCTTGCCACTTGTCGCCCAAGCTATCGACAAAATCCACTCGAGTCTCTGGATCGTTAGGATTAATCTTTTTTCTTCTCGTGTATTTCAACATAAAAGCTGGCTCAATGCCAGAAGTTGTCTGTGTCAACATAGAGACACTTCCACATGGAGCCGTGGTAGTCAAAGCAATATTACGCCTTCCGTGCTTTCTGTGAAGGTCTCTTAACTCTGATGATGCTTCAAACAGCCTTTTTATGAAGGGATGGTTCTCTTCTTTTTTAAAATCGTAAACAGAGAAACTACCGCGTTCTTTAGCTAAAACACAAGAAGACCGATACGAAGAAATTGCTAGTTGCTTGTAGATTCTCCCTGTTTCTTGAATACTTTCTTCGCTTCCGTACGATAAACCCAACATCGCTAAAGTATCACCCAAGCCAGTAACACCTAGACCTGTCCTACGACCTTTTAAAGCGGCTTCTTTTATTTTCTTCCAAAGGTTTAACTCAATTCTTTTTATCTCTTTATCTTCCGGATCCGATTTTATCTTTTTTAAAATATTGTCAGCACACTCAATCTCAAGATCGATCAAATCGTCCATCAGCCTTTGGGCTTTTTCAGTGTAGCTTGAAAACTTTAGATAATCAAAAGTTGCATTTTTTGTAAACGGGTTATTAACAAACGAAGTTAAGTTAAGCAGCAGCAGACGACAGCTGTCGTAAGCTGAGAGCGTTATTTCGCTACACGGGTTTGTGCTCACGGTATCAAACCCATCGTCGCTGTAAATTTGGGCTGGAGTATATTTTAAAACGTTATCCCAGAATAGCAAACCGGGTTCAGCAGAAGCGTGAGCCGAATCTATTATTTCTTCCCAAAGCTCTAAAGCAGAAATCTGTGTTGAAACTATCTTATCTTCAGTACCCTCAACAGGAAACCTCAGTTCGAAATCTTCGTTATTTTCAACAGCTTTCATGAACTCGTCTGATAGTCTGATAGATATATTAGCGCCGGTGACTTTTGATAGATCCCTCTTAATTTTAACAAAAGTCATAATATCTGGATGGTGAACAGATATTGTCAACATCAATGCGCCGCGGCGGCCGCCCTGAGCTACTTCGCGGCAAGAATTCGAGAACCTCTCCATGAAAATACCGATACCATCGGTCGTTTTAGCAGCATTTGATGTGGCTAAGCCGAAGGGTCTAATTGAAGAGATATCAAACCCGACGCCGCCGCGTCTTTTCATGATCTGCACTTGCTCTTGATCTGATTTTAATATTCCGCCGTAAGAATCTTGGGGAGATTCGATCACAAAGCAGTTAGAAAGGGATTGAATCTGGTTTCTGTTACCGATCCCAGACATGGGTGAACCTTGCGGAACTACGTATTTAAAATCTTTTAAAAGTAGATAAATCTCGTTTTCAGATAACGGATTTTCGTATTTAGATTCTATTCTAAAAAACTCTGAAGCTATCCTGCGGTGCATGCTATCCGGATTACTCTCTAAGCAATTTCCCTCTTTATCAGTAAGAGCGTATTTCGTTATAAAGACGTTAGCAGCTAATTCATCTCCGTTAAAATACTTCTTGCTCTCTTGAAAAGCCTCTTCGAAAGTAAACAACTTTCCCCCTAACTTTTAAGCTCATCCCACTTCTTTTTTAATGATTTTTTCATTTCTTTCTCATCGCTCTGAACAGCCTCTGATAGAGATTGTACTTCTGCATCAAGGATCTCTATCTTAGACATGCTGGTATCGATGTGTATTGGAAAAACGATGCCATCTTTGCCAGCACGATTCTTGGCTACAAAAAGCCGACCGTGTCCAGTTGCTTTTTCCATTGGTTTTCTAGATATCGTTACAACAAAATCAGCGACCATAGCTTTACCGTAAGCTTCTGCCATGTTTTCTAGACCGACAATGTCAGAATTAGAAGAATCTCTATTTGCTTGAGAAGCTGTCCAGATCGGAATATTCATTTCCATAGCAAGATTCCTCAATTCTTCATAGATCAGTTTTAATTCGTGCCTTAAAGAATCATAAGCCCTGGTAGACCTCATGATGTCTGCATAATCGATTATTAAAACGTTCGGTTTAAAACCTCTTAACATTAATTTATCAATATGGTTACGGATTGTAATTACTGTAGCTGAATTTGTTGGATATTCTTTTATGATCAGCCGACCTAAATCTTCGTTACTTTCGTAAAAATCAATGACTCGATCTTTTTGATTAATTACTTCTGATGCGTTTATCCCGCAAAGATTAGAGTCGTACCTCAATCCGACTGCCTGTTCTGATAGCTCAAATGTATAATGTAGAACATTTTTTCCGACTCGCATCGCATTAGCTCCCATAGCAACAAGCCAGTGAGATTTACCGACACCCGTGTTAGCGGTGACAATACCGATCTCGCCTCGACCGAGCCCACCGTTCAAAATATCGGGAGCGTCGATTTTTGTTAAACCGGTTGGGCAGACAGCCCGACTAACTTTGACAAACCTTGCTTCTATGTCTTCGAAAAAATCGTGTCCAACAGAATTCGGTAACCCAATTGAGACAGCGTTTTTCATCAACGTCAACACGTGCTCAAACTTACCTTCAGCTATCAGCTCAACTGACTTCTCTAACGCCTCTTTGAAAGCTTGCCTCTTACAAAAATCTAGAATCTTCTCTTTTACGTATTTAACATCCCCGGGATGGGGGTTCTTCTTCATGCGATGTAAGAAATCTATCACTTGATTCTTTAAAAGCTCATCGTTCTCTTCTTGAAACGATTCTTTTACGATTGAAATAAGCAACTGATTCGTTGGAAAACACTTGTACCTAAAATAATAATTGACATATTTCTCGCACAAAAACCTTAAATAAACAAGCTCAAAAAAATCAAATCTCATCACTTCGACCATTTGAGCTGCCCAGTCGTGATCAGATAATAATCCCTGTAATATTTTTTCTTGAAACTGCTTATTGTATTTAGAAAACTGACCAGCGGGCATTTGGTCTAATATGCGAACATCGTGGGTCGGGGTTTCCATGGTTAATTTAAATTCCTAGTTGACATAAAAAATCTCTCTACATTAAAATTGTTAATGCCAACCTTGCTTTGTTCACGAATAAAGTTAAGTTTATTTCTTTTATCGTTTTTTGATTCTAAAACTGAGGAGACTTTGTTAATCTGAAAGGACGATAAATTTCTATAGCCTAAATTCATGAGCTTCCAATTTCTCCTAGGTATTTCAGGATTGCTTGCAATTTCAGAGTAGATCTTGAGCTTGCTAGTTTTTGATTTTTCAACAGCTGTACTAATTAGATCTTCTAGCAAGAAGACTCTCTCATTAATTTCTGGAAACCTCTTAACTACGCTTTTAAAACCCGCCCCTTTTATGCCTGATAGATTGTCAGATACATCTCCGACAAAACTTCTTACCAAACAAAAATTTTCTGGATAAACACCAAATTTCTCTTTCACATCTTCAGCTTTGATTATCTTTTTTTGGCCGGGTGACCATTGCAAAGTCGTCTCATCTATCAGTTGGTAAAGATCTTTATCTGATGAAATTATAATTTTATTTTTTGGCTTAAATTTATCTAAACAAAGAAAACCTATGATGTCATCCGCTTCGCAATCTGACACATACAGCTGATTAATTCCAGCAAAATTTAAAAGCTTGATCAGCGAAGCAATTTGCCAGTTTCGATTCTCAACGGTATCTGGTATCTCTTCATCTGAATAAAACCGGTTTAGTTTTTGCGGTCGCCTTGAATTCTTGTAAGAAGCCTGGATCGCCCTTCTCCGGGGAGAACCACCGCCTTCCCATATGACGTATACGTTTGACGGCGAGAACCTCTCAGACAGAAGCTGGATCGCTTTTAAAAACCCAACGATACCGCCAACGTGATCTCCGTTTGAAGATATTGTTGGATTGGCGATGAAATGTCTTGTAAAGAGATTGAGGGAGTCAATTATGAGAAGAGGTTTTTCAAAGGATTTCACGTATCCAGTTCCATAAAATCTTGTTCAGTGCCCAAAGATATTGACCTTATTTCTTCATAAGACTCCGGATCTATATCGATCGATTCTGAGCTTGACATTTTTCTGATCATCGACGCTTCAAGCAAGTCTTCGATAAACTTGCGATATTTGGGATCGTTCCAGACTTCAGCAAAATCGGCTTTATAGAACTTCTTTTCGACTAATACTTCTCCGGTCTTTTCATCGTGAACAAAAAGCGTTTTCCACGCTCCGGTACCGGCCAACTCAACTTTATTTTTACCGATAACAGACGGTCCAGCTTTACGTAACTCATCAAACACCTGCTCGTGTTCTTGAATGCCTTTTCCAAAATGGATCTCAAAATTAACAGTCCGGAAAGGCGGAGCTACTTTATTCTTAATAGTCTTTGCAGAAACGTGAATACCGATAACTTCTTTATTTTTGTTTTCAATCTTTTGCCCAGCGCCGAGTTTGATTCTCACTGAAGAATGAAAAGGTATCGCTTTGCCA